CCCTCCGAATACCACTGGTTCACAAACCGGGCCTGAGCCAAAGCAAGGCCAATCGTGTTACGTTGCATCTCGATAGGCGACAAACCGACCGCAGACTGCGGCGGGGTCCACCACCGGATGTGCATCATGTTGTTCGAATCGACAATAGACCCGCCCGTGGTGTAACTGCGGCGACGATCCAAAACAGTGACCTGCACCGAAGACGGATGCAACGGTGTCAACGAAATCGGCACATTCGTATCCACATGCCGGTCCACATAAACGTAAGCGTTACCGTGCAACGCCAACGAAGTCACAATCATATGGGTTAGTTCGTACATGGTGTGCTGATCGCTGGCATCCATCCACACCGGCAACGGCATGGGTTCGTGACGGTCACCCACATGGTGGGCGCCACGCAACGGCAACGAAGACACAGAATCGGCAATCAAAGAAACACAAGCCATCAACGCTGTAACCTCCAACGCTGACGACTCCGTAATCGTTTCACCCGACCAGTTAGTAGACGGCATCCAAGCCGAAGTACTAACACTGGTCGGGATTAACGCACGCTTCGCAAAAATGCTCATCGGCTAACCAAAAATGAAGCGGCGATCACCATCACGCCGGCGGCGACAATTGCGAGAGGAACAGAAACCATTGCTACACCTACAACGATAAGAAGCGCACCAACAACTTCAACTGCGCTAGAGATTAAATTAGTCATCAGTCATGCTCCACGGATCCACTATTTGGGCGACACCCGGCGGGCGCAACTCCGGCGCAACATGCGCCTGCAAAGCCAAAGTCGCAGCAACCAACGGAGACACATCCACACTCACATCACGACGATGCCACGCCCACGCATCACCCAGATTACGTTTCTTCGCACCAGCCACAGCAGCAGACAACGGCACCTGGTCAATATGACGCAAACGACCCTGAGTCGCCAAATCATAAAACTTGCCGCAACCAGCAACCATCTGCCTAGTACCAACCTCAATCACATTCAAACCAAGATTCCGCAAATCGGACACCAAAGCATTAGCACCAGACACCGGATCAATCACAATGTTCCGATACTTCTTCACACGATCCTCAGCAGCAAACCAATCCAAAACCCAAGAAGTACCAGGACGATTCCCAACAACCTCCACATGCACCAAACCATCGCTACGAAAACCGGCAGCACACAACGAAGCCATAGACCTCGACGGTGTCACATCCAAAGAAATCGTGGGAGAATCAGCAATCACCGACGACCTGTCCGCACACCGCAACCACTCATCCTCAGCCAACACCTGCCACGGCTGAGAAGCACCACGATTCTGACGCTGATTCAAATAGGCACGCCGAAACTCCGGCTCACGCATCGACTCAAAATCGGAACGAATAGCAGACACCGGAACAGTCAAACCCAAAGCAGGCATACAACCCCACCACGTAGCCTCATCCGACGGATCAGCATCATCAGGCGCAGACCACTCAAAAAACGCTACCGACGAAGACTGACCCGACACAGCACGCAACCGGCCATCATCAATCTTCTCATTCAAATACAAAGAATCCTCAGTACCCGCAGTAGACACAACCCACAACTGAGGTTGCGGACGAGTCACCATCGCAGGCTTCATCGCCTGCTCCAACCGGTCATCCGTATAAGAAAACGCTTCATCCAACACACCAAGATCAGCCTGGGCACCATGCCCGGCGCTCTCAGTCGTCGCCAACAAAGACCACAACGAACCGTTAGCCCAACGGATCGCCTCAGAACCATTCGTCCGCCGAACCTGAATCAGATCACGCAACGCCGAACGCTGAATCGCAGGAACATGCTCATCCTCCCACTTCAAACGGGCATCCTTCCCCGTCTGCGCAGTATAAAAAATGTGTTGACGCTCACCCATCGCAATACACCGATGAACCATCGCCGCCAAAGTCAAAGTCGTCTTACCCGACTGCCGAGGAACAGTAACCCGCACCTCACGATAAACCAACAACCCCGTAACATCGTCAACCTCAAACGCAACATCCGCCACCATCTGCTGCCAAGGCATAAACGGTGTCCCCAACAAATCAGCTAACTGACCGACTTTCCCACCCAGTGTGCGGCGGGACGTTCTGGGAGTCGCCCACCGGGGAGGACAATCCAGCAAGGAACCTTCCGAGATCGCTATCGATGTCGCCACTATTGCGACCTTCCAATTCAGACAGCGTGGCCCGCAACTCACGAGAAATAGCAGCTGTAGCCATACCCGCATCCCCATCAAGAGCTTTCGCCAACGTCACAGCCAAACGGCCACGAGCGTCAGACGCAACACTAATCTCTAACTGCCGCAACGTCACACGAACAGCCTTCTCATTCGGACCCTGAACAGCCACAACAACTCCGATCAGACAGGCAACATGCCAATCCACTCACCCAAATCAGCAAAGGTCGTAACACACTTACGCCAACGCCTGGCGGTAACCGTCAAATAACGGCCCTCACCGTAGATTTCGACACCACCAGCACGACGGCCCTTAACCACATCACCAAAACCCCACACATGCAACCCATCACCAGACGGCGAAACTTCCATATACGTGTCCGGCACAGCAGCCAAAATCTCTTGCGCCCACAACCGCAGGCGGCCACGCCCATCCAAACAATGGTCGATATCAACACACACAATGCGATCAGCGGAAGACAAAACAAAACCGACCCCGACACCGGCGCTTGAAGCGGCAGCAGTGTCGTAGTCGCACCAAGTCAAAGAATTAGTAGAACTAGCTGAGCCACCAACCGCAGTGAGCGGCACCTTCTCCGATGAGAACCGAACCCAACGGTCCACAATGCGCAGCTGCTCCGCCGGTAACAAACGATGCGCAGCGGTCCGGCAACGGCTTGAGCAGAACATGGCGTCAGAACGGCCCATCACAGGCATCTTCGAGTGGCAAACGGTGCAGAACATGCCCCAACCATAGCCGCAACGGGTAACGGATGCAACCCCACGACGTGGGGAAACAATGCGAAAACGGTGCGGAGATGAAAGCTCCTCACCATTCGACCTGTGCTGCGCTGCGACACACCAAAACGACCCGTACACCACAGAAAACCCCACACGCCACCAGCCGGCGTGCTACGGTGCTCTCAGAGAAACCTCCCCCGCTTAGCCGTGGGGGGGATGCGGAGGGGGACACGGGGTGACGGTGGCCCAAAATACAGAAAAACGCAAGGGGCGTAAGGCATCCCAGTCACCACAGTCGTGACGTTGGCAGCGGCCGTTTACCTTGAGGTAATCGTGCGCCGCGGGAGCTGTTGCACGACAGGTGAGCAGGCGCAAGGTTGGCCAGGGTCTCCCCCAACTCAGGTGCCACACTCAACGGAATAATGTGGTCGGCGGTGGTCGCACCAGGCTGACCGCATAGCCAGCAGATGTCAGACTCCTCGAGCACCCGTCGGCGTAGCCGCTTCCATGCTTCGGTGTTGCGTCCATATTGTCGTTTCACTCGAACTCAACCCGCTTGGGTTAAAGGCTTGTTCCCTCGCCTACTATTGCACGAGGCATGAGCGGCAGCAACATTGTCCCATGTGTGGGTACCGGGGGTGTCCCCTTCTTTAAACGGCGTTATGGGAATGATATGGTCGATTGTTAATGAGCCTGGGTGGGGCCATTTGAACCGACCGTCAATAGGGAGGGAGCAGAGATGACATGCCCATTTGTCTCTGTCTGCAACCGTCTTGGGGTCAATTTTGTCGCCGTTATTTACTATCTCGCCTCGCCGGTAAGCCTTAGACCTGCGGCGGGCTTCCTTCTGCCTATTTCTAACAGTGGTGGCGTCATCGGCTAACACCTTTGCGCAATTGTAGCATCGGTATTTTCTAACGGCGAACGCCTCAATGGACGCGCCGTGGGATGTGTGGCAGTCTCGACAGATTGGCAGATAACAGAGGTTTGGTGTTCTATATTGCTTTAAGTGAAGTGAGAACGCTCTACTGCATTTATCGCTACAACACTTTTTCCGCGTGTCATACGAAAATGGGCCAAAGCACCAAACACACAATAAACTAAATGGGATGAGTACCCGCTGTGTGGCTTCACGGCAAACGGTTCCACAATACATGTGGATTTTTGACTGTGAATTAAAGACATCACCACACCCGAGGCATCTTCGCTTTATTGTTTTACATGTTTCACATGTGCGTGGTATGCCTGTGATTCTTAATGGTTGACACACCGGGCATCGGTGGCGGCATACGTCTGAACAGTATTTTTGTCTAGTATT